AGAGGAGATACTTGCTCCGGCAGGTGATGGATGCACCCACGGTATAGAAAGGCTCCCAATCTGATTGGTGATAGCTTTACCGTTGAGACTGCTATATGCTCCCATGAGGAAGATAGATACCCGTACACCTACAAGGTAAAACTCAGCCTATGTTGAGTCGGGTCTAAGGAAGGCTTACCCCCTGACCCTTGGATAGAGTCAAAGGGCCTCATGCGGTCAGTCTCTAAATAATCAACGAAACTAAACCGTATTCAACACTATAAAAACTTCCGTAATAAAGCGCTTCTTGAAAGCGCTAAACACGTGGTTCTTACAGGTCTCAGACGGTGATCGTTACATCGATTACTGGACTGATAGCATAAGCCGTATGATCAGAACACGTGGAGTGGACAACACTATCAAGCGAGTAAAAATCGCGAGATTATGTGTCACACGATACATGTCTGGTCAGGCAGTCTTCCAATCGGGAGACGTCTCTGTCAGCTTAAACTCTAAAGGGTTACCCCGATTACTCGGGCCCCTTCAGGCTTTAGTCGACGGAAGCGTCTCTGAAAAGCGTCTACTACTGACATTACTGTCAATTAGTAGGGCTTTGCCCGGAAGTAAGTACATACCATCTTTATCAACCATCGAAGAGAAATCGACGATGGATGTTAAAGTCTTGGATGAAATCAGGATGTTAATCCCGATGATCTTTCAAGGCATGGATATACCAGCTTCAAGACCCAAATGGACTAAGTTTCACCTAACTACTAAAGCAGGCCCAAATGCAATTGCACTTAAGTCTGCCCATCTTGACGCTCACCTCATCAACGATGAACTATATAAAGATATAGTCACTGTTGGTGGAGAAAAGCTAAAGACGGCTTTTGATCAGATTCGTTTATTTTCCAAAGAGGAGATATACGAATACTTAAAGATCAAGAAACCAGTTGAAAAGCTGATTACTCGAAAATTAAGTATCGTGCATCAACCCGAAAGGAAATCAAGGATAATTGCTATCCTTGACTATTGGTCACAAACCGCTCTGAAACCACTTCATGATCGAATATTTTCGACCCTGAAGGGAATTAGACCGGATTGTACCTTTAGACAAACGAGTCCGAACAGAACTTTAGAGTCGGGTCCGTACTACTCTCTTGATCTGACAGCTGCAACCGACC